ATAAAAGATTAGATGAAGCTAGAGATATATTTGCAATTTCTGTTCCATCATCTTTTAAAGTAATATCAGAACCACCAGCATCTAAAATAATATCTCCAGAAGAATCTAAAGTAATATTTGCTCCATCATTAGTAATAGTATCTAGCTGAATACTACCTACATCAGTAATATCTAAATCACCAAAACTTCCGTCTGCTCTTTCTCTTGCTCTGCTCATCTAACTAACCACTCCTCTACTGTGTCTGAGATGTCTCTCATTTTGATCCAATTTGAGCCTGTTGGTTGTCCTTTGCGTAATCTTAATTTACCCATAAGACCAACTGTGTCCCATTCTTTTCTATCTGCTCTTGATATATAAGCAGTGTCTTTATTCCAATCAGGATTTACTTTTCTTCTTTGTAAATTTTCACCATCTTCATCTTTTGTAGTAACAATGGCATTATCAGGTACAGTAAGTCCATCAGGAATTAAATCTGTTTGGTAACTATGGAAAATATCATCTTTGCCTTCTTCAACTATTGTCCATTCTGTTTGAGTGTAATCTTCATAAATGTAACTACCATAATCATCTGTTAAATGTTTTTGTTTCCATCTTTCAATATCACTATCACCAACAACTGTTGGATTGGCAGATATAACACCTACAATTTTAGAAGTATCATCACTATCTGTGGCTTTAACTATTTTATTACTATCAAGAACAACTGAGTACCCTCGTCTATCTTCACTAGAACTGTTACCATCTTTCCATTCAAAATACTCGGCATAGTCAGCACCACCAGGACTAAATGAGCCATCTGCAAAAACATTTCCATTGCCTTGAATAATAAACTCACTATCTGCGTCTCCTCCAGAGGTTATTCTCATAGAGTTATATGAGGTAGTTGCTGCTCTATTATTATCGATGTGTAAAGTATCTTCTCCATAAGAAGCATTAGTTGCGTCAAGCAAAACTACTTCCTCATTTGCACCTGTTCTTATGTAATGAAATACTGAGCCTGATGTACCTGCAAACCCCATTGATATTTTACCATCACTAGCAATACGCATTCTTTCATTACTACCACCAGTGTTAAATATTGTTGTTCCGTCTGCGTGATTAAAAGTTATTCCACCTGTAAAACTGTTATTATCTTTATCGTATGAATAAATAACATTAGTATCATTACCATACAATTTAATACCCATTTGTGCTGTGTGTTTAATCACAAAATATTCTTCTGCACCTTCAATTTGTACTTGTGCATTAGTATCTAAAGTTGCAGTACCAATTCCAATCCGACCATCTTTATTAATTCTCATTCTCTCATCAGAAGTACCAAGTGTTGATCCATCAGCAGCACCTCTAGTATAGAAAGCAATATCAGCAGCAAAACCTGCTGAACCATCTTGGGCTTGTGAAATAAATCCTATACCTGCTCTTGCTCTGTCTGCTGTTGCGCTTGGAGTAAAAGTGATTGGCATAATATCACCTGCGGAAGTTGAGGCATCGTGAAAATGTAATCCACCTGATGTTAAATCACTTGTTGAAGAAGCTGTTCCGCCTATGTGTGTAATTACTCCATTTACTGATAAGGTAGTTGTTGGACTTGTAGTGCCAATTCCTAATTTGCCATCAGCAGAAAGACGCATTCTTTCTTCAACATTGCCACCATTACGAGTAGCAAAAATCATATTAGCAGTTTTGTTAGCACTTACATCACAAGCTAGTGAAACTTGTCCAGCTTGGTCTGTTGTTGTAAGCCTATTTGCTATTAGAAGAAGGGCAGAACCATGTTGATTATTTGATACACTGTCATTGGTAATACGCATACCAACAGTGCCTAAAGCACCATAGTTACTAGGTGGACTTGTAGTATTTTCTGTGAAAGCTGCATCTATTAGTACACCTGGACTTGTAGTTCCGATTCCTACTTTACCTGCATCAGTAATTTTAAAATTAATATCAGATGCATTACGACCAAAGTTATGATTTAATGCATAGTACTGTAAATCTTTTTGATTCACACCTTGTTGATCACTTCTTATTTCACTTCGGTCATTGGTATTGTCATAAATTAGAGAAAGACCTTTAGCTTCTGTTGTAGCACTTCTCAGTCTAATGTGATTAGATGAGTCAGTAGCTATGTCTAATTTATTAGTTACATTTGTTATACCAATCCCAAATCCTGTTGTGCCTTGAAAACGAGCAACTTCAGTACCATCATCTTGAAATGTTAAGTTACCACCTCTAAAATCTATAAACCCATTATCTGCATCTGTTGGTGGTTGTATTCTTATTTGACGACTAGCAGAGTTTGCTTCAAGTATTAACATTCCTTCTGCTGGTGGTTCACCACCTTGATTAATGTGAAGAAGTGTGTCTGGTGCAGCATCACCAATTCCAACTTTGCCATCGCTAGCAATTTCTAATCTATTTGCATCATTAACTCTAAACATCATTTGATTAGTATCATGCTTGTAAGTTACACCACCTCTTACAGGGTCACTACCAGATGTACCATCTGCAAAGAAAATATTTCCTGAATCGCCTGAACCACTGCCACTATAAATTGTCATTCCAGCATCACCAGAGCCAGAACCAATTACTAAATTTTGTCCTTGAGAATTGAATGAACCAGGACTTGTATTTGCAATCCCTACTCGACCAGAACTATCTATACGCATAGCCTCACTTGTATTTGTAGTGAATGCTAAAGAATTACCATTATGATTATAAACTATTTTCCCTATATCGTTATCGCCACTATCTCCAAAATGAATTGAACCAGAATTAGAAGTGCCTGAACCAATAGTTATTCCTGAATTACCAGCATTATCTACTAATAATTCATCTGCATCATTAGATGTAGTTGTTGAACTAGAAGCACCTCTAGTTAATAATTTAACACCACCAGCATCTGTTTCTATGTGCAGCTTTCCTGTTGGGCTTGTTGTCCCAATACCAACTCTATTATTAGTAGCGTCTATTGAAAGTGTGCCTGAATCGACTTCGAGATCGCCTGCAGTTACTGTATTCGCAACATTTACAGAAACTGTATCGGTGACAGCAAGAGGGACGCTACCGACATATGGCATTAGCTAATCTCCATTATTGATAATGTAATTGAAACTTTGTCAGCGACAGAGCAATCAATTTGTAATTTATCAGTTGCCTCCAAGACGACTTTGTTACCAGATAGAATCTCTAAAGAAGAACCTGTTGGTATTGGTGCATCTTTTAATAAAAATGTTGTCGTGTTGGTTGCTGATCTTCCACCACCACTTGTATCAGAAACTAATTTAACACTAGCTGTAACTTGGCTTGTATGAACATTTGACATTACTAAACCTAAGACGACTGTTGTTGTACTTCCTGGACAAGTGTATAAGTCTTCTGCTGTACCTGCACTTGCAGGCATTACATCATGTGATACAACTTTAAATGTATTTGCCATATTATCCTAAAGCAATAGCTAATGCAGTAGCATCAGAATTAATTTGATCCTGTGCTATGGTTTTAATAGTTCCGTCTGTGTGCTTAGTAAATAATTTTCCGTCTGCTGTGTTTACAGCTAATTCTCCTGCTGATAAATCTGATGCTGATGGTTCATTTCCTGAAGAACTGTTCTTTTTAACTATTACAGTATTAGTCATTTAGCTTTACTCCTTTTCTTTTTACTACCTTTTAAAATTTTGAGTTCATCACTCATTGTTTCTATCATCTTCTCTTTGCCTTTAAGCTGAAGCTGTAGATCATCAATAATCTTACCATGGTGTTCTAGTTCAGCTTGATGCTGATTTTTAATACCAGTTAGTTTATCTTTCAAAGCAACATTATTGGTTTCTTGAGAGTGAACTCTTTTATTCTTTTCATTTAGATCAGCTTTAACTTGATCATGTTCATCTAATTTTTCTTTTAGAACTTTATTATCTTCAGAGAACAATAAAAGTTTTGTTTCTGCATCCATAAGTTTACCAACATATTCACCAACCTTATTGTTGCTTACTATGGTTTCTGCAGTTTTATATTTTAATTGTTCTTTGGTTCTAGTTAATTCTTCTTGTGACATATTTTTCATCTATTCATTAATAAGTTCCTGCATCAATAGTCTTGTTTGTTAAAGTCTGACTAGCAGCCAATAAAGCAAATGTATCATCTGATAAGTTCGGAACAGTATGACCTGATGTATTACTACCACCACCTTGAATCTGTGCGATTGTAGGTGTTGTTAGAGTTTTATTAGTTAAAGTTTGTGCTACATCAGTACCAACCAAAATTGTATTAGCATTTGGGAAAGTAAATGATCTAGTTGTACTTGATCCAATGCTTGACATTACAAACTGTGCTTTTTTACTTGTGTCGGAACTATCTTGTAGGATAGGCACTTGTAAAGTTTTTACACCTGTTATTGTTTGAGTAGATCCTACATTGACAACAGCCGAGCCACCAACATTAGCAGCATCTAATTGTGCTGTGCCATCAATGTAAATGTCTTTGAACTTTTTAGAAGAAGATCCAAGATCAATGTCGTTAGTATTTTCTGGAGTGATTGCACCATCACTAATACTAAACTGATCTGCACCTGCAACTCTAAAGTCAATTACATCATCATTCTCTGCATGAATACTTGTATCTTGGTCAGCATCTAAAATTAATTCTTGACCATTCATGTCGAGTGAAGTTGCTACAACACCTGCAGTAATAGTTGGAGATCCAGCTAAGTTACCTTCAATGTTTGCAACTAAAGTCGCTACTGAATATCCTGTGCCTGATGTATTTACTGTTGTAGTCGGTTTTGCTTGTGTGTCTTTAAATAACTTAAATTTACCACTATCATTGGCATCACGAAAAATACCAGCATATAGATCTTGCGATCCTGAAGTGTCATAGTTACCAAAGAAACCAATATCAACTGCATCTGATCCTGTATTGGCTCTTGCTAATTCAATTAGTGGGTCTTCCACAGTTAAAGTAGCAACATCAGTTTGTACTGTATCACCTTGTACTTCTAAGTTTCCTGTAATTGTTAAGTTACCAGTAAATGTATCATTCTGATCGGATCTTAAAAAAGCTCCCTCACCACCGATTTTTAAAATATTGTCACTGGCATCACGATAGAAAAGAATCTTATTACTTTCCGATATACCTAATTCACCTTGTGCAATATTAGAAGTTGTTGGTGCTGTAGAGCCAGTATTTCTTTTTATCTTAATTGTATTAGCCATACTTTTCCTCCTTAATATGTGCCTGCATCAATAGTAAGTCCATCAGTAGATGTAACACCTTCCCATTGATCATTGCTTGAGTTAAATTGTAAAATCATATTAGCCTGTGCTGTTGCAGATATAACTGCTTTAGTCATCAAAGAATCACTACCTGCTGGTCCTTGAGTTCCTACAGAGACTATCTGTACAACTCCTGAATCTGATACTGTTACTGAGTTCCTTTGATTTGCCATTAGTCTGTCACCTCTGGGTTAATTATAAATTTACCTTGTAATATTCTATCAACTATACCTCCGCTGGTTAATGTTTCAATATCATAAACAGCAGTTGTTGGTGCTGAGAAACTTGTAGTATCAGAAGCACTAATTAATATATCGATCTCTCCATTGGCACTGTTTCCAGCTGATCCACCAATAGTAAGTCCACCATTAGCAGCACTAGTTAAACTTTTAATCAAAGTTCCACCAACTTCATCTTTTATTTTCATTCTAGCAGTATATCCATTTAAATTTACTAATGAACCATCACTCTCTTTTAAGGTTATTGTTTTCCTAAAAGTAGCACCTTGATCACATAGAAAATGATGAATGCCTGCACTTGCCATTATAATACTAGTTTGCTCTTCTTTTTACTAGCTTTTTTATCTTCTTTTTTGTCTTCTTTAACTACTTCATCTTTAATTTCCATAGCTAAGTCAGAAGACAAGAAAGCATGAGCTACTTTGATTTGCCATTCTTGTGACATTTCATAAGTTTCATCTTTCTTATAGTTCATAGAAACTGAACCCTCTGGATTTGAAGCTCCATTACAGCTTGTTAGCATTTTAATTCTCATTCTTCCTCCTTTTATTTAGAGTGGGAGAATTAACTCCCACCCTAAAAATTTAACAATTAAGAAACTGGGTTGTTTCTTGCATGTCCTTTGACTACAGATACACCTAGTGGTGTTGCTGTGCCGTGTGTTCCAGAAAAGTTTGCAACTGCTCTGATATATCTCTTACCACCGATATAACCAACAGATGAAACTGCTGGGATTTCTGAGTTAGCATCAAATGTACCAATAGTCCCTGAAGAGGCACCTATTAGGTCTGCTGCTGCACAGTCAGTGAAAGTAGAATTATCATCAGAATGTTCCAATTCTATTTCTATTTTATTAGTTGTCGATAGAGTTATTCCTTCCGCACCCATGTCAATGACAACAGTAGCAGATTCGAATCCCTGAAGATCCACACCTGTTCCGTTAGCATCAGCATCTCTTGCAGCAGGTGCTAGTGATTGAGCAACTCCGATATTATTTTTAAGATCTCTCATTACTTCCTCCTATGCGCTTACTGTTTGAGTTTTAATTGCTTCAGACAAGATAACTTGACCACCGATTCTCTTTCTAGCGATGTATCGGACATTACCTGAAGTTGCTTGAGTAAATGGATCTCTTAGGATCGCAAGGCTTACTCGGTCAACAATCATGTAACCTCTTTTGAAATCACCGAAAGCAATTGGCTTGTTACCTGCACCGACAGCTGGCATGTCAGTTGCCTGAACATACGGAGCACCTAGAATAGTAGAAACCATTCCACCTGCTAATTGATTTCCTGCTTGAAAAACATAATCATTACTAGAAGTTTTTAACTTTCTAATTTCTGCTAATGTTGATCTAGAGAAAACAAATGTGCCATTCTGTGCATACTCAGCTTTTGGCTCATGGTATAAAGCGATTAAACCATCAGCAGTTAATGCTGCTGAAGCACCTGAATTAACAGTTGCTACTGAAGAATTACTTAAAATTCCTTCTGGTTTACCCACTGCATTACCACTTACAAATGCTGCGCCTTCTGCTTTTGCGAACTGCTCACCGAATTCAGCAGACATTTCTTGCTCAAGATTGAAGACAGAATCTTCTAGCTCTTGCTCAGAGATATCAACTAAAGCATATAGTTCGTGAGTTGGTATTTCTTTCAAACCAGTCGCATATCCAGTAGTTTCTGAACGAGTACCTTGTTCTGCTACGAATACAGCAGAGAAAGTTCCTGTTCTTTCTGGAATTTGAATTGATCTGTTAGTTGTACTTCTAACTCTCGCAATACTTCTTATTGGTGAGGTTTCTATTATAGTTTTAGTCAGCTCTCTTACATACTCAGGTGGAGCTAAGTAGCCACCAGCAGTATCAGTTGATGCTGTTAAAACTTTTAGTTCGTCTGGAGAGACATTGTCTTTTCCTTTTCTCAAGTAGTTTTCAAATGCCATTTTTTGTTCGTCGACACTTGTCACTTCGTCCTTTGATGATAAAGGTCTAGACAACATTTTCTCTATACGAGCTAGTTTTTCGTCTTGCTCTTTGGTAGCCATGGATTGCTTAGTCATTTCCTGATTGATTACTTCAATCTTATCGAGATCTTCCTCGATACGACCTAGTTTTTCATCAGTGATAACATCAGCAGATCCTTTAGCTTCGATTTGAGCAAGTCTTTGATCGTTAGTCTTTTTGAATTCTTCGAATGTTACTCCGAGACTATCAATCGCTTCTTTGACTTGATTATTATCAGCCATCGTATCCTCCTATTTAAGGTTTGTTTGTTGTTAAGACTTTCTTTAGACTTTCTATAGATTCTATAACATCACCAAAGTCCTCAGCAACCTCTCGCTGCTCAAGAACCTCAACGACTGCTTTTGCAGCCATCTTTGATTCCATTCGTGATAGATCTCCTGCATCCCGCATAAAATCCTCCCATTCACGAATAGTTCTGTCTGAACCTTTCACTTGATGAACAAGAGCTTTATCGTTCATCGGAAAAGTTACAAGGGAAACTTCCATCAGATCTACATCTCTCAAGTATCTTTTTCTTCTTCTTTCATCATACGATTGAGATTTTGGATCTGCTTTAAATCCTATTGACATTGCGTCTAGAGCACCCATCTTCATTAGCTCATATACTTCTTTCCCTTTTTGGGTACCCATTGCTAATTGACCTTTTACATACAATCCTCTTTCATCTTCTTTCATACTTCTGAAGACGCCTATTGGCTCATCAGTACGATGCTGGTAAAGGAGTTTAACTTTACTATAAGGTCTTCTTCTTAAACTTTTTCTAAATGCTCCATTGACAACTACATCATTGCCTTTGTCAACATTACCAAATGTAGAAGCATATCCTTCAAAGACACCTTCTTCATCTGCTTCTGTTTTTATTTCGCACTCATAAACTTGTCTTTGTCCTTTTTCAGAAATGCTTTGGTCAACCCAATCTTTATCATTAAGTTGATCATAGTCTGAATAAGTACACTCGCAATCATCACAATCATCATCACAATCTGCTTTTTTATCTTTAGGCTTTTTTCCATACTTGTCGTCTGATGTAGCACTTACATATTCATCATGAGTTTTGCATGGCATGAATTTTCCATCCATAGAATGAATTCCTGTGCAACCTATTTCTTTTGCTCTTTTTGATGCTTCGCCTGGATTGTCAAAAGTATCTTTCGCTACTTCTTCTTTCCTTTTGTCTTTGTCTTTAGGCTTCTTGTGATATTTTTCATTCATGTTGAGTTCCTCTTTGAATGACATTATGGTTTAAATATTAATGATAAGATAATTAAAATTGCTACGATTATAATTATTTTGTTTCTTTTGTTTTCTTGCCATTTGTCTTGAACGAAGTAAACTCCATCCCAAAACAGTTCAGTAATTTTTTCCAGCATTTTAAAATCCTCCAAAGTCTGGTTCAGGTACATTCACAACGAATGTACACCTACAATTGATAACCTGTCCAGCTGGACCAGAAGGATCTCCAGGATACTTCAACAGCGAACCACCAACTACAAAGTCACCATTCTTTGCGACTTGTTGACCATTGGCAATGCTGTGGTCATCTCTTGTACGAGCATCATTAATAGATAACCATTCCTTTGTCATGTTAGGAATGTTCACAACACCAAGAGTTGTATAGTTTGCAAAATTTGCAGCTTGGTGTGTTTCTGTTCTTGCTATTAATACAGCTCTTGTTATTGAATCGATCTCACTTAGTTCTATTATTCTTCTAGCAGTCGAATAGACATCTAGTCCATCCTCTTGTGCACTGTTTATTGCATTACGAATATTTGCAATAGTAGTCGAGCTTATATTAGTAACCTTTTCTGCGCCACTAGTAAACAAAAAGTTTTCAAATTCACGGTCAAAATCATCTTCGTACTCTTTTTGCTCTTTTTCTATTACATTACGCAACATAGACAAGGAACGATCACGAAAAACATCAGTTACAGCTTTCCAGTGGGTAAATATTATAGACTTTAAACGACTGTGATGAGGTCTTGATTCTAGATCCACCGCACTATTTCTAGAAATTATGTAATTAGTTGATATATTCTTGGAAGCTCTTAAAAACTCTTTCTTTAAAGAAGAAGCAAGTTTTATCTCGTAATTCCTTCTCATGTTGTTTTGGGTCTTCCATTCATTTAACTTTTGTTTTGGTGTTTTTAAATTAATCAACTTATCCTCCAACTAGCAACTCCAGACCTTGCACTTAACTCAGTTAGTCCCCAAACTAAAGCATCTAGCCTGTCTGGTGACTGAGAAGTTATTTCAGGGTTGTAACTGCAGAGTTGATCTTCTAAATTATTGAACCTTTCTACATGTTTGACTCTTTTTTGTTCATATAATGCTGCGATAGGCTCTGCTCTTACGAATTTACCACGAGTTGCTCTAACTGCCTTGTAACTAACATTAGGATCTATCGTTTTGACAACTTTTTGCACCAAATCCCCACCATTGTTGACTTCTGCGATGATTTTGTCTGCTTTATAACTTTCATATGCCTCAACTGCTTTCTTTGCCCAAGTATCAGGACTATATTTACCAGAAAGATCATTTAGTATGTAGAATTTACCTTTGAAGTCTGTTGCACAAACTACTATACCTGTCTCATCAGAATTTACATTGGCTGTAACTGCAGGATCTACTGCGACTACAATCCTTTTAAAGTCTGGCAACTTTTCATTAAAACGAATCATGGACGATTCGATCATTTCTCTGTTCCATAAACTTCCTTCTACATCTTCTAGAACTTCAGCATATAATTCTTGACGACCTAGTCTTGTGCCTTCGTATTTTTCTTTTAGTTGTTTTAAACTTGCTTCTGCTAAATTTGCTTTGTTTTCGAAAGTAGATCCAGAAGTAACATGTGTGTCTGTTCTTTTGTGTAACTCTTTCACTAATGGTATTGGCTTTGGAGTTGTTGTAACTATAACTTTTGGATGATCACCCAACCTTAGACCAAACATCATTTGATCCCATGTCTCACTATACTTCCAAGAGCCTAACTCATCACACCAAACTCTATGGTGCTGTGGTCCACGTAATCTTTCAGGAGTATCAGAACTAAATGTTTTGTACCTTGTTCCGTTTTTTAAAATTAATTCTCCTAAAGATCTATTGTAATTTGCAATAACTTCTTCATTAAGAACAGATAACAATCCAGACTCTCCTTCAATACAAGTATCTCTACCATCTGCAAAGGTTGGTGCAACTATTGCTAGACGACTATCGGGATTAGTTAATCCAAACCATGCCATGTCGTGTGCACCTGTTAAAGTTTTGCCCCATCCCCTCCCTGCTAAAATCAGCCAAATAGACCAATCACCTTTCGGTGTTAATTGTTTGGGTCGTGCTGATTTAATCCATTTAAGTCTTAGTAATCTAGTTTCTATTTCGATATCAGATAGCGATTCTAGTTCAATAGCCATACCAATTATATATACCCCATAATCCCATTAAAAGATACATCAATTCCATAAGGCTTCTAGGTATATCTTTGTCTCTTCTTGCAACTAAAAACCACATGAAACAAGAGACTGAAGACAAAGACCATCCAAACCATTGCATATCAACATTTGGTTGTGTTAATATGTAAACAGAAATAAATGCTATAAGGAAAGCATTCCATCTTAATATTAGCATATTAGGATATTACTCATTTTACACTCGTCAAAATAAAAAAGTTTTTTGCAGTATAACCTATTTATGCATTTTGACTTGCAAAAAATTTGCAAACCAGAAATTAATTTATAGTTGTTTGATTTTCTTTTAGTTTTTCATCTTCAATTTCATTCAGCAAGTCGTCTAGTTCTTTTATCTTCTTCTGTTTCTCTTGAACATTTATAGTTTGTTCTCCAGAAATCTCCACAGCTCTCCTTTTAGGATGCATGTATTGTGCTATTTCTTTAAGTGCATCAACCTTTAACTTTAGTGGTGTGCCTTTATCAACTGCGATACCAGCCAAAGCCATGAGAGGATCAAAGTTCTTGACTCCCATTTGCTCCATAAACTTCTTTACTCTTTCTTGTATTTCAGCAGTCTTCTTGTTTGGTGTACCTTTTTGCCTTCCTCCTATCCTTGGATTTCCAGGCTTTGGTCCTCTAATACCCATAATCTATCTCCTTGTTCCTCATTTTGCAAATACCTAGTAGGGGAAGCAGTGCTAGAATTATGAGTCTTAAACGCTAAATCTGTGCAACCTATACCAAGGCATTATTAACCTATTATTAATGGCTCTTACTTGGTTCTTTATGTTTGAAAGTGCTTGGTTCTCGGCTCGTTTATAATGAGCCATAATCTTTTATAATCTATTTTAGGTTTATACAAAACAAAAAGACAAAGATGTGTGGTAATTTTTATGTGATAAGTTTCAAATCAAGTCAATATATTAGTTTTATCTAATATCAGTTAAGAACTAATATCATCAATTCAATAAGGGTTTTCCTATCAAATATTAGCATATTAGTACAAATGCAGAAAAGTTACACAGGGCAAAATAAAATATTTTTATTTATATAATATTATTGCAAATATAATAATATATAGCCATGATCACAATAGGTACAACCAAGCATCAAAGACTTAGACTAACCTGGATAGATATAGCAGGAGATTCAACCACAGTAAGCACAGACGACTTCAGTAAAATGAAATGCTGTGAAATAATTACTGAATGTTTCTTGTACGATATTCAAGCTGTTGATGGTCGTGAGTATGTTAGAACTTTCGCATCATACCAAGTCAAAGATGATATTGGTTATGGTGATAGAAATGTTTACCCAATAGAAGTATTTACAGACGAAAGTCAGAAGAGAATAAGAATAGCATGGAAACAAATGAACAAAAAGAAATAAGTTACAAACCATTACCAAGCAACCTTACAATCAAACAATCAACCATTCATGGGCTAGGATTATTCGCAACTGAAGATATAAAAGCCAACCATGAACTAGGAATCATTCACCACTATCATAATGAATATATAATAAGAACTCCGCTCGGTGGTTTTATAAATCACAGCGACCAACCCAACTGTAAAAAGATAAAGCAAGTTGATCAAGGCTTCAATGTTATTGGTTCTTTCGTTGATGTTAAATATATTTTAATTACAAAACAAAATATAAGTAAAGGTGATGAGCTGACACTTGCTTATGACCTTTATAAAATCTAATCATTTTTAATCATTTTTAAGCAATTTAATTTTCTTTTTATTCAAAAGGGTCATAACCTATTGATTTTAAATGATTCTTTTTCTAACATAGGGGTTTACTTTTTAGCTATTATCCTTATAATTTTAGTTAATGAAAACAAAAACCGAGGAAAATAAAATGAATAAATTAAATGTTAAATATCTAAATGAAGCTATTAATGAAATTAAAGTATGGGATTATGAGTCTGGCTACTCTCTTAGTGATACTGATGTTGATAATATTGAGCTAGTTCTTAATGCTTCTGATTGGTTAGTTGAAAGTTTAAATTCTACTGGCTTTATAAAACTTGCTGAAGTAGTTAGTAATGTTCAATTAAAATGTTCTCTTCCTGATGAGGTTGCTGAGTTTTCTGTTACTTCTGTTATGATTGCAGAATTAAAATTAATTAATAAATAATAAATATAACCAAGGAGAATATATGAATAAGCCCAAATTAAAAATGAAGTTCAGTTATATACTTGATATTGATTTTGATAAACTTTCTAAAGGTTTACAAGCCCAATACAACCAAGCAAAACAAACTTTTGATAATACTGGTTCTGAAATTGAACTTGAAGTATTTAATGATGATCTAATTGAGTATGTTAATGATGGTGAGTATGAAGAGTTTGATGCTGCTGAATTAATGAACCAAATGGATTCTGAACTATTAAATAATAATAAATATAACCAAGGAGAATAAAATGCCAAAATCAAATGAAGAAATAAAGAACCAAATCGCAAGTGCGATGGTAGCAGAAATAGATAAGCATGGTAAGAACTGGATGAAGCCATGGTTCACTACTGGTCTGCCTAGAAATATTCGTGGTACTAACTATCGTGGAGTAAACTGTTTCTGGCTCGGCTTAACTAAGTGGTCTCGCAACTTTGAGAGTAATACTTGGGCAACCTTTAAACAAATCAACCAAGCAGGTGGCAGAGTAAACAAAGGTGAATCTGGTACTGAGGTCGTGCTTTGGAAACCTTTACAAGTTGACGATACTTACAAAGCAGGTCCAAAGAAAGGTCAAGATTACAAGAAACAAATAGTAATGCAGAGATTTTACTCTGTATTCAACCTTGATCAAACTAACTTAACTGATGAGAGTTTAAAATTACAACCAAATGGTTTTGCTAATAGCTTTGAAGTTGATGCGTACTGTGAGAATTATATGGCACAGCAAGATATAGATCTTATTAATGAGAATACAGACAGTTGTTTCTATTCGCCTAGTACTGATCAAATTAACATGGTGCCTGCTGAAAAGTTTAAAGCAACTAAGGAAAGCACAGCAACACAGAACTATTATAGCACACTACTTCATGAAATGGTTCACTCTACTGGTAATGAAAAAAGACTTGACAGACTTGGTAAGTTTGACTATGCCTTTGAAGAGTTGGTTGCTGAAATGGGTGCTCATATTCAGTGCGTTGTGTTAGGTATTACTAGAGAACCAAAGCCAGAGTCAGCACAATACTTAAAGATCTGGAGCGATAGAATCAAGGACGATTCTGATGTAATCTTTAAAGCCTGTGCCAAAGCACAACAAGCAGTAACCTTTATTGAGGAAAATGTTGCTGATGTTAAAAAGCAAATCATCATAGATGAAGAGCTAAAATTAGACAAAAACAAGGTAGGCTGGATAAAGAAAATAGCATAAATATCATAAACCCTTGAATACAAACAAAACTTTTTTGTATTTAGGGGTTTACTTTTAGTTGATTATTATTATAATTATTACCAGAACGAACAATAACCAAGGAGAATAAAATGACTACAATAAAAAATAAAACTGTTGATTACAGTTATGACGATGTAAGTGAGTTAATTATTGACGGTGTTAATATAGGCTCACCAAACAAAATAAGAAACAACCCTAATTTAGTTCAAATATTATCTAAAGTTGATTTGCTAAAAACTTTAAACGAGTGGGACGACAACGATGTAGTTCGTGACATAGTTAGAAGAGCAATCATTGAGTGTAATGTTAAAACTAGAAACGAATTATCAGCTTGTTATGAAAGTGCTTGTAATTCTTGGATGGTTGATAACGAACACCAAGGTACTACTATGAAAGATTACAACCTTGAAGTTTCTTACTGTAAAGAAAACGTGGAACATGTTAGAAAATTTTACGAAAAATTTTACAAGCCAGAGGTGATCAATGTACATTAATAATAAAAAAAGAAACTTATCAGAAAGGGAGTTGGCAGTATTGTCAGCTCCTGATTATTACACTTGTGTGTATTATAAGTCTGCTGTTGCTGGTGGCTCTATTCGTGAAGAATATAAGACTTACAAACAAGCATACAGAAGAGCTCTGTGTATGACCATGTCGCCATTTAACTTTGAGAAAAGAAAGTTCATGTTTTATGCAGTGAAAGATTCATCATCAACTTATATCGGAGGATTAAAATAATGTTAGATAAATCAAAAAAAGTTTTAGACAAAGCAAGGAAACTTGGTGCTAAAAAAGATTATCAAGGTGCAATTAATGTCCTTAAAGAGAATATTGAGTTATGTGATATAGATTTTGAATATTTTAGAGTGGCTCAATCTAGGCATATTTTTTGGACTTTATTATTACAGAGGTCTGAATAAATTACAAGCAGACGGATATAAATTTATCCATGAAGATTAATTAATAAAAAAAGGAGAATACAATAATGAAAACACAAATAGATAATAAAAGTTTATATTTTGAAAATATAGGCGATAATAAAATTTACTACAGTTACAATACAACTGTTGCATTTGAAACACCAACAGAGATCTTTATATCTGAAAATGTATGGAGTGTTACTACAGCAAAACACCTTAATAGAATTGAGGAACTAACTGGCAGAAGTAAAGCAGACAGACTTAAATATGAAGACTTTAAAGATCATTGTGTAAGCAATAATATTAATAAAAGTTACAATTAAAAACTAGAACCAAGGAGAACAAAATGAGAAAAAAATTAAATACAAAAGCACAATTCAGAGTGAGTTTCAACAAAGGCGATTCCAACATAGGATACGGAGTTGTCGTAGCAAGTCACGATGTTAAAGGTGATCAATATTTTGAAATAATTGAAGATACACAACCAATAACATATGTTGGTGAAACAATTGTTACTGATTTGGGTTATTACTTTCAGATTAAATCTACATACTTAGTCAAAGCAACTAATACCTTAAGAGAATATGACACAAAATTCATCGGAGGATTAAAATAATGGAATATACTCAAGAACAATTTAAACAGATTATGAAAACAGAAGAATTTTATAATTTTAATCATGGTGGCTTTGATACTAATAAAGCCAGATCAATAAATAAGTGTCCAATATTTAAGACTTATATACCATATAAGTCCTGGACGATTATAGTTGATTCTGATAAATATAATTCAGCAGAAGATTGGTGTGATTATTTTTTAGGATCTTGCTCTGTTAGTAAAATTAAAAAATTGCCTAATGACAAAATTGCTATTAGAGCAGATTATCAATGTTGGTAGAAAGGAACTCAACCATGGAATATGACGCATTAATAAAAGAGCTAGACAAACAACACTTAACAACAGACCTCAAGCATTGGTTTTCGCTTGAAGTATTTACAGTCAAAGACTTGAACAAGTATCTTAATGATATGACAAATAGGGAAATAGAGAAAGGAACGATCTATGAGTAAGCAAGAGCAAAATACAATAAGTAAATTAGAGAAGTTACAAAGTAAAATAGCAGAGTTACACAAACAGTTGGATTTGGTAATATCAGAATCACAACAACTAGAGAAAGAGGTAAGTGCTAATGAATAAATTTAACTGGTTAGAAATATTCGAAATATTTTTTAAGATAATTGCAATCATTGCTTTTATTCCTGGATCTTATTTCGTATTGATCATGATGATAGAAATACAGAATTCCTTGGTTGGTTCTATTATCTAGATCTTTGAGGTGGGCAGTCTAATCAACTGTCCATCTTTTTCTCTTTTAACTTTGCCTTTGTATTCATCCCAAGTATTTTTAAATCTACATTCAAGTTTATCAATATCAACATAAAGTATTTTAACACCCATGTCTTTCTGTCTTGTTTTAAGAATTTTAGATCTTGTTTGTCCAAATCTATTTTTAGAAATAACCTTTACATCTATTAAGATTTTTTCACTACCATTTGAATTTACAGCAATACAATCGATTGGTCCTTGCGGAGCCACATTTCTAAATACCCAATAACCTTGTTTCAATAACCAAGCCATGGCAAGTTGCTCTGCGAAATAACCCTTTTCTGTATTGTTCAAATTTTATATTAAATATTATATACATTATTTATTCTATTTAATTCTTTGATAAAGTTCTTCGGCTGTTCGATCTCAACTTTGCATAAATTATAATCTGTAATGCCGAATATTAATACAATATTTTTTATATCTAAATCTGTGTGTTCTTTTATCATTTCTGTATAAGCAGTTGCTTGTATAAAGTATGGTTGAATCCAATCTTTTTTCTTGACTTTCTTGCTTGTTTTAAAGTCAATCATGGACAATTCACCATTATATTCAGCTAAGCAATCAAATCTACCACGTAAACGATACTCGTCTGAATACACAGGTACTTCTAATCCTACTATGTTGTCTATCTTATTTAGCTCTGGTTTCATAGATTTAAATGTATAGTAATTTTCAATAGCAGACTCAGGCACCATTATTTCTTCATTTGATAAATAATTTTCTATGAAGTTGTGTATGTTAGTTCCTCTTTGTGAACTTTGTTTCATTATCTTATCAGCTACTTCATCGCCAACTCTTTTTCTCCAGTCAGCTATTGCTTGCTCTGATTCTTTCCCTGTTAATTTAGTTACACTTAGATATTTCTTTTCATGATATAACTTTGATGAATCAATCAGTTGTTGATTCGGCTTGTGACAAAATTTCATATGTTACCTTTGTTGCGTTTTTAATATTAAACAATAATTCATTACACTCATGTCTTATTGCTTCGTCTTCTCCTTGGATCTTTACTTCTTGTATTAAAGTTCTATCATGTCCCCAAACTTTAACATGCCAAACGAAAACTCTACTCATCAAGATTGTTGTTGTACCAAATGTCACTAACTTGCTCCCTTAAAATATCTATTTCTTTAGAGCACCAATCAGCACTGATGTATTGTTTTTTAATGTAATTTGATTTTGATAATTTCTTATTTATAGAAATCATTGTAACAAGTATTGCCATAAATAATATTAACAAAATAACTTCTTTTAATTTAACATTCATCATTTGACTCTCCTTTATAAAAATACAAAAATTCAATACTTGGTATTGGATCTCTTCTACCAGCTTCTCTATTCAATATTGTTTGTTTACTAACTTTTAAAAGTTTTGCTAATTCTTTAACTTTTAAATTACATCTTTTCCTAAGTATAAAAGCAATTTCATGTATTTTTGGTTTTACTAACATAGCAACTTTAAAGTTTTTAGAGAAGCCATTTTCTATTTTTATAACTCTATACACAGTCATGTTAAACTTAGTAGCATAATCTTCTCTAGACATGTCTAATCTTCTTCTAGCTAACATAAACCTTTCTGAGTTCGTTAAATTTATTGATTGCATAATAACCTTTTCATATTTTCAAAATTTATTTTCTTTGACCAAAATCCATCACTTTTTTCTCCCATTTGTTTTCTTGTCAGAGTACCTATCAATGCAATATTTTCATTACAAAATAAGTAATAATCTTTTTCTATTTGCCAAAGTATATTTGTTCTGCCTTTTTTAATTAATCTATCGCGATGCCAAATCCTTTGTTCTTTGGTAAAGTGATGAAGCCTAACAGAAGTGGTTTCTTTCTTTGGATATTCTTTTGAATATTTTAATTCTATCCAGCCTTCTTTCCCTTCAATTAAGTAATTAACATCAGGCATACCTTTATAAAATGCATTTTCTACTCTTTGAATAACTCCTTTACTTTTCATATTTCTTTGAAAGTATCTCCACAAATTACTTTCACTCATAGAGTTTCCTCTTGTTATTTTGTAATTGGGTTTGCATAATTCTGTACAATATAATTTTCCTTGTTGCCATTTATTAACAGTAAATTCTTTGTTACATTCTATGCAGTTCTTTACTTTCATTCTAAATCTTTCTAATGTTTGATACGAATATCTTCCTCCAGTTATTTCTTATCTCTCCTTTAATTAAAAACCAATCACCAATTTTACTTTGTTCAATTATCATTTTACCAAATCTTAAATATTTAAACCTATCTATGGTAGCAATAACCATATCACTATCATCTTCAAAAGTTAAATTTAAAAATAGATTATTGCCTTCTATCTTTCTGCCTCCTCTTTTAACTAAGTTACCATACTCATTTAAGTCTCTTAAGTTTCTTTCTTTCAACTTACCAATAAAAATATACTCGTCATTTTCTTGTATTGTTTTTATCTCTACAACCTTACCTGTTTGAATATTAAACTTTTTAGGATTTTCATAATAATCTCCAAACTTAGTATGACACTCGAAAACATCAAGATAAGTTATTTCAGGATTATCCATAAGTATTGATTGTCTTGTTGTTAATGGTCTGTTAGCTTTTCTTCTTTCTAAAATGTCTTCTGCGTTTTTTGGACCAATACCTCTGATGCCTATAAGACCACCAATTAGTTTTCCATCCTTTACTGCCCAACTATATTCTGATAATTCTTTATCGAATGGTTGATATGATATTCCTTCTGTAACTAACTCTCTTAATAATTTTATAACTTGATCATCGTCTTTTGCATTACGCAAACAAGCAACAGCGAACTCCAATGGGTGATGGGCTTTCATGTAAGCACACCAATAACTAATCATCGCATAACTTATTGCATGACTTTTATTGAATGCCCATGATCCGAATGTACACATGTGCTCCCAAATATTCCTTGCTTCTTTTTCTTCTATGCCTTCTTCTTTCGCTCCTTCTTTAAACATCTCCCAATATCTATTAAAGAATTCTTCACCCAAAGACTTGCTCATAGCTTTCCTTAAACTAGAAGTGTCTTCCCAACTTAGCTTACCAACATTCCTAGCAATTTGCATAACTTGTTCCTGGAATATAATTACTCCATAACTATCTTTAGTCCATTCTTCAGTTTTTGGATGCAGATAAGTTACTTCTTCCTCTCCTGTTCTTCTTTTTATAAATTCAGTAGTGCCACCAGAATGCAAAGGTCCTGGACGAGCAAGAGTCGTTATGTAAGCAATATCTAAAAAACTTTCTACATGTAGTTGTTTACATAAACTTTGCAATGCGTAACCTTCAAATTGGAATACTCCAGCAAACTTTTGATCATTTAATACCTTGTATGCTTTTTCATTATCTAACTTTAAATTTATCAAATAACTTCTTTCTTCACCTATTTCATTAACAGCATCTTCTAAAATAGATAATGTTCTTAGTCCAAGTGCATCTATCTTTAAAATATTAAGCGACTCAGCATCATCTTTTTCTATTTGTGCTACTCCATCACGATTGACAGGACAATAATTTTTAACTGGACTATTCAATACAATAACACCAGCTGCATGCTGACCTGTATGTCTTGCGTGATTTTCTATATCTTCTGCTGCTCTTAGTCCTGGATATTTTTTAACCATATCACGACCAATGTCTAAAGTTTCAAATGTATCACGAATACAGAAAGATGCACGAGCATCACCAGAACTTCTTTCAACAATAGACTTTTTTAAATCTTCTATTTCCCAAACTGGTATCTTTAATGCTTTACTAACTTCTGTTAATGCTGACTTTGGTTTCAGTCTTGAAACAGTTCCTATTCTAGCAACACAATCCTCACCATACTCATCTCTTAATCTTTGAATAACTGAATCTCTTTTTACATCAGGAAAGTCTATATCTATATCTGGTAAGTCTAATCTATTTACATCAACAAACCTTTCAAACATTAAGCCATGAACAATAGGATCAACATCAGTTATATCTAACAAGTAGCAAACTAAACTGCCAGCAGAACTTCCTCTAGCAGGACCAACTAACATTTCCTTTTTAGCATGTGTAACCATATCAGCTATTACAAAAAAATAATCTTCAAAATCTTTTTCTTTTATTAAGTTTAATTCTCTATCCAACCTTGCACTATAAACTTCATCAGAAAGATCAACACCCTTGCCTTTTGCATTAGTTTCACAAATTTGTTTTAAAGTTTCTTTAGAAGAATATTTAACATTAGTTGCTTTTGGTAAATCAAAATCTTCTATCTGTTCAACTAATTTGTATGTTAAATCATATGCATCTTGTTTTATCATAGGCATACATGCTTTAAGTTCCCATTCACTGGCTATGTGTTGTATTGTAGTTCTATTATATCTATTTCTTTCACCAACAACTATTTCATAAGCACCTTTGTCTTGAGGTCTTGGATAGTAATTATCAGAGCAAGCAACTATTGGTATGTCATATTTTTCACTTACTTCATTTATTTTACGCAACCATGCAGGCGAACTAGGAGATGCTTCTAAATAAAAATTCTTATTGTCTTTGAAAAAGCTCAATTGAGGATTAGCACCTGACAATAATATTACATCATCATTACAAAAGTCTAATAATTTTTCATAATCTATTCTAGGCTCATAATAAAAGTAACTTTGAGCAACTGTTGCCAAGTCATAAATAGTTTTTACACCATTCAAATTTTTAGCAATCATAGTCATATGATTTGTAGGTTGTTTAGTATTCTCTTCACAATTTAGTACAACAGCAAATTCTAAACCGAATATAGATTTCTTGTTATTCTTCTTGCATATATTTCTAAACTTATTCCAACCCCAAGTTCCGAAGTCTGCTATGCCTATATATTCTTGTTGTGTATTTGATATAATATCATCTATTCTTCCATAAACTTTTCTAAAACTATATTCTGTTCTTACTTTTAAATTTATCATAATAAGTAATTTTTCCTCATCCACTTTATATATTCAACTAATGCTTCAACATCTGACACTGCTCTGTGTGCTTCGTACTTCTTCTGAAAAGCATGCCAATATAAATCTACTTGCCTTAGTGATCTTGGAGCATCATCAGGAGTTTGTAACAATGGACGACTTAATTCAACTGTACAAAAGTGATTGTGAGGGTAAGGAAATTTATGTTCATAGCCAAGTCTTTTTAATTCAAAGACTAACATCTGCATATCGAAAGCCAAGTTGTGGGCATATATATCAGAATCATTAGCGAAAAAATTACAAAGTTGATTGTAATAACCAGCAAATGGTGGCTGATCTTTTACATCATCATCAGTTATATTATTTACTGCACTTGCTTCCTTTGGTATTGATATTTCAGGATTAACTAAAAATTCTAATCTTTCAATTTCATTCATGTCATGGTCTAATTTTATACCAGCAAATTCAATTATCCTCGGCTGACTTTCTAATGGAGCTGTTAATGGTAATGGCAATCCAGTTGTTTCAGTATCGAAAACTATCATTTTTTATTTTCCTTTTTATAAAATTCATCTAACTCTTCTTGCATAAAAGAATAAACTCCTAAGTCATGTATGCTGTCTTGATGACCACCTGCTTCGAAAGCATTTGCATATCTAGTTATTTTAGCAACTATCATATTAAGAGTTCCCCATCTATTGAAATCTCCTTCGCTTTTTAAATTAACTCCATTAGGGAAAAGCTCTGTCATGACTTTGCCAAATTTATAGTAATTATCTTTGTAAACTTTATTCCTTTCTTTATAGGTTTCAGTTGCTTCTTTTAAAAAGTCTAATGTTGTTTTCAATTTTCTTCCTCCTTTAATTTGTGAGAATCATAATCATCATCGCCATCTCTTGCATGTAAACAAATTATCCCTTTAGATCTGAATAAATTGCATATTGCTAATCTATCGTCAATTGCAAAATGTATTTTCTCTTTTTTAGTTTTATTAAAATTTTTTATGAAATCAGACTTTACTGCCATGTCTGATCTTAGATCGTCTTTTCCTCTCATGTAAATATCAATGAAAGGAACTTTGTACTTATCAAGCCAAGCAATAGTTTTTTCTATATAGTTCTCTGGTCTTGCTGTAAATATATAAACATTAGCACCATAATTGTGCATAGCTTTTACAATATCTAATATTGGCAATATTGGTTTATCATCTAAACACAAACTATTAAAAGCATCAAAATTTCTAGTCTTTAGATGGGCAAGTCTATGTGAATAATCACATATCGTCCCATCTAAATCAGTTACAACATTCATTATTTTTTAAAGTTTTCCTTGTTTAAGCTATTGCCCATACTAGGAGCAGACCATTCAGTCGGCTCTAGAAAAGGCTTTGCCCAAGGATGGACTTTAACAACTTCATCAACCATTAACTTAAATGTTTCTCTCATCTCATGTTGTGCTCTTGGCGACAATCTTGATCTGGCAGTTTCATGTAAAGTTCTTAAGTTAAATTTACCAATAATTTTAGTACATATATTAGTAGGAAGTACTCCACGAGCATCTTCAATAGGAACACCCATAGATAATAATTGTTCATATTTATTATTTATAAGTTCCATAGTCTCTCTGTAAACTTTCAGTGATTCTTCATCCCCTTCTTGCTTTAATCTTTCTGGAACTACATAATCAAATCCGTCTTTACTAACTACTCTTAGTGATTGCTGTGCGTAACTTGCATTCCTAGTCCTTACAAACTGATGAGTGAATGCTCTACTTACTCCTGAAAGTTCAAATGTATAATCTATGAACTCCCAACTTGATTTTATAGTTTTTAACATGTAATCAAGTTCTTCTTGTTTCTTTTCTTCTGGCCATTTAGCAACCTCATTATAGCTGTCGTCATGATCAAACAACCTTGTATTTTTAGTAAAGATTAATAAATTCTTAGCATCAGAAGTATAATTAACTAACTTAACTTTTGCCATCTTGTTCTCCTCTCATTATGTTTAAATTAACATGATAGTTTCTTCTTTTATTCTCAACATTAATTAATTTCATAATTTTATTTGCGTCATCAACGACATCATCTAAAATTATTTGTTTCCATGTTGCGAATCTTCCTAAAGAATACACATTGTATTCTCTTGTTAAAAAATATAAAAATTCTTTCCTAAGATCATCATCTATCTTAGATATCTTTCCGAACTTTTGCTTTTTAACATTTAACTCTGATACTTTAGAATCTATTCCGAAGTCAGAATTTAAAACTGTAAGTACGTCTTCTTGTGCTTGCCAAGGCTCTTGATTGTACTCTAATATTAATTTGTTTCCTAGTAGCGATGCTCTGTAATAAGGAACTTTCAAATCTGGGTAATATATAGTCTGATTTACATTTACCTCGAAATCATCAATAACACACCAACAAGACCATATGCTTCTGTAAGGAAACTCTGGCTTTTCTTTCCATCCAACTAAATCCATCATAGCTGGCATTGGTATTGTAGATATAACAGGCTGACCATCAAACATAGATTTATGTAACTCTTCACCATATTGAACATCTAAACCTTTAGAAATACGCATGATAAAGTCTTCTGGTGATACATACCTCTCTGCATCTGCTAGATTCCAAACAGATCTTGAATCTACTTTTCCAGTTACTTTTAAAGAGTATAGATTAGAAACTTTTGGGTTAGATCTATCTAGCCATTGCTCTTTGTAAGATATTGCCTTTCTTACTTTTACTTTTTTAAATTCTATGCCTGTTGCTTTAGAAACAGAGTCATCTCTAAATCTTAATATTGCTCTGTGATTGTTAGGAAGTGATTCCTGTCGTTCTATCATTTTAGGAGAGTAATTCCTAAATATATTTCCTGCTATTAATCCTGCCAATCCTGCTCCTGCTATTATCATTCTATTCCTCTCTTTTTGATTCGTGTAAATTTATATAACCAGACTGTTTCATCTTGCTAATAACTGACATCACAGTTTTTATATCTAAACTATACTTCCAATCACACTGTTTAAGAACATCATATAAATAACATTCAGGCTGTAATGATAGTATAATCTCTGATATTTTTTGTCTATTGGATTTTGTATTAAACCGTCTTTGTGGTTGATTTACACTGATTTTTATAAAGTTATATTTTATTCTCATTTTGCTCTTTTTTTGTTTTATTTTTTCTATAAATACATTTATATTAAAAGTAAATAGAAAAGTAAATAGTTATTATGATATTTTTTAATATGAGTTTTGGTGATTTTGTAATATTAAAAAACTCCCCCCGAGGATTGATCAAAACAAAGGAGTAAAATCACCAGTATAACTAAGGAGAACCAAATATGAATATATTCCACTTACACAAAGATCCAGTTATATGTGCACAATTCCATTGCGACAAGCATGTTGTAAAGATGATTTTAGAATCTGCACAAATGCTATCAACAGCTTACAATAAACACTTTGGTGATGATGACTTATTATATAAATCTGCATTTCCTCACCATCCTATGACTAAATGGGTTGGAGAAACAGGTGGTAACTTTAGATTTACATTTACATTATTAGGTTGTTTGCTTTGTGAGTACATGGATAGATACGATAATGTTCACAAAACTACAAGAGTTTGGGCTTCTTTAGATACTGATTGTATAAAGTGGAGAGAGTTAAGTGGCGAGTTCACAACCCCACCTTTGTGCATGCCAGACGAATATAAGTCTGATGATTATGTACAAGCATATAGAAATTATTATGTCGGTGAGAAAAGTAAATTTGCAAGATACAAGAATGGTAGAATTCCAGGATTTATGAAATGATAGATTATAAACCCAAAACAAAGCAATACAAACATCAAGAGTTTATTACTGAGAAAACTAAAGAGATGCAAAGCTATGGACTGTTAATGGAGCAAGGCACTGGCAAGACTAAAGTTATTATAGATACTTTTGGACACTTATTTTTAAAAGGTGAAATAAATTCTGTTTTTGTAGTTGCTCCTAATGGAGTTCACAGAAACTGGATTAATGAAGAGATTCCAAAACACTTACCAAGCGATATAGAATATGAAAGTATGTTTTGGGAGAATGGCAAGTCTAAAACTAAGACATTCCAAGCTAAATTTTTAGAAATGATTAACAGCGATAAGCTGTGCATACTTACTACTAATATAGAGTCTTTTAGAGTTCCACATGCTTGTTTTAATTTCTTAACTTTCTGCAAAAGAAGGAATGTTATGATGATAGTAGATGAATCTGCTAGGATAAAAAATCCAAAAGCACAACAAACAAAAAATGTAATTAAGCTAGGAAGATTCTGCCCTTACAAAAGAATATTAACAGGAACACCTGTAACTAACTCACCTTTTGATCTTTACTCTCAATTTGAGTTTTTAAATCCTTCAATCATAGACCATAATTCTTTTTATAGTTTTAAAAATTATTTTGGCATTTTTGAAAAGAAAACTAATTGGGGATCTAGTAGACAATATGATGAATTAAAATCTTATAGAAATTTAGAAGAATTAAAATCTTTAATAAAACCTCACTCTTATAGAATTACAAAAGATGAGTGTTTAGATTTACCAGAAAAAATTTATACAAAAAGATATTTTAAGATGACTAAAAAGCAACAAGATGCTTATTTAAAAATAAAAGAAGATTTTGTTATCATGATAGAAAGTGAACCAGAGATACCATTGCCAATGGCACTTACCAGAATGATGAAACTTCAACAAGTAAGTAGTAACTTCGTCATGTTAGAAGAAAATAATTCTAGAACCATAGACGATAAGAATAATCCTAGATTAGAAACTTTATTAGAAATAATTAATGATACTCCAGAGGACGAAAGTTTAATTGTTTGGTGTCGTTTCACTTACGACATAGATATTATTACTAATAAACTTAATGAGTTAAAAATATCAAATTGCAGATATGATGGCAAGACAGATTCTAATGAAAGGTCTATAAGTTTAAAAAAATTCCAAGATAAAGAGTATAAAGTTTTTGTAGCCAACCCTGCAACTGCTGCTGAAGGACTTAACTTATTTGTAGCAAATAATGTGGTATATTATAGCAATTCTTTTAAATTGGGAGATCGGCAACAATCTGAAGACAGAGCTCACAGGATAGGTCAGGATAAAAATGTGTTGTATTATGATTTGGTCGCAGAAAACACTTTGGATTATAAGATTATTAAGGTATTAATAGAGAAACAAGAATTAGCAAATATAATAACAGGAGATAATATAAAAGAATGGCTGTAGTATTCGTTCCACAAGAACCAATGAAGAGAGACATAAAGACTGGTCAATGGGCTCAGGCATTTGATCTTTCACCTGCAAAAAAATTCGGTGATATAAAAGTTTTATTACCACACGGAGCATTACCAATAGATATAAATCCAATGATTGGAAATTTAAAGGAATCATTAAAAGATTTTAGTGATGATGATTTTCTGCTTGCTATTGGTAACCCAACTGCTATGGTTATGGCTGGTATGGTTGCATCTGGTAACAATGGAGGCAAAGTAAATATGCTTTACTGGGACTCCAAAATAAAGGATTATATAAGTGTGAAAATTATTATATAATAAATAAAAATAGAACAAAGGAGAATAAAATGAGTAAAGAAATAGACGACCTGTTAGAAGCAGAAATAGGATATTCAGAATCTACCCTGATAGACGATATTGAGAAAGCATCTGACAAATTCGATAACACCGATCTTTCTGGTGTAATTAATCTTACAAAAAAATTAGTTGAACAAAATAAAATTGTTGAAGACTTAACTGATGCTTTAAAAGAAGAAAGCAAAAAGTTAAATAGAATACAATTTGAAGACTTACCAGAGCTTATGAATGAACTTGATATGATAAGTCAAGAGATACAAGTAGATGGAAAGATTTATAAAATAAGTAAAGCTGAAAAGTATTATGCAAGCATAAGCAAAGACAGAAAACCTTTTGTTGTAAAATGGTTGCGTGATAATCAACACACAGGCTTAATTAAAAATGAAATAGTAGCAACTGTTGGTAAAGGCAAAGACAATGTTGCTGCAGATGTTTGTGCATATATAGAAAATTCAGGACTTGATTACACAAGAGAAGAAAACATACACACTGGCTCTTTCAAAGCATTAATAAAAGATGACATTGAAAAAGGTAAGAATGTTCCTCTTGAAGAGTTAGGAGTAAATAGAGTTATTCAAGCAACTGTTAAGGAGGTTAAATGATGACTCAAATTGAATTTTACAAAATTATAAAGCAAGAAAATTTAGATAAAGAATTAGTTAGACATTCATTATTTTATTGGCTACAACCAAAAGATCCTGATGTTAAGAAAGTTCTTATTGAAAAAGGTTTTTTAGAAACAAGATCTCACAATGATCAGTGCAAACTTACACTTGTAGGAAGCTCTGAGAGGTCCAAAGCTGAAAAACGACTTGAGTCTGTCGGTCGTTAAATTTGACGGATATATCAAAAGAAAAAGGAAACAAAAATGACAGAACAAAAAACTGTGACTAAAACTAATGGCAATGGTAAGACTTTGCCTGTATCTATGGAAGATATAGAAAAATATGCTGGAGCTGGATTTGAAGAAGCAACAGCAGACTCTTTCTCTATACCCTTCCTGCAAATTTTACAAAAGATGTCGGATCAAACAGATCCCGAGCACTCATCATATATTGATGGAGCAAAGGCAGGCATGTTTGTAAATTTAACAACTGGCAAACTTTTTGATGGTAAAAAAGGAATACAAGTTATTCCTTGTCACTACTCAAGACAGTTTGTTGAATGGGTGCCAAGAGAAAATGGTGGAGGATTAAGAGGTGTTCACAAACCAAGTTCACCAACTGTTATGAATGCTAATCAATCACCAAAAAATCCTTTGGAACTTATAACTGATGAAGGCAATATCTTGTCTGATACTAGATATCATTTTGTTCTTCAAGTGGTTAATGGAGCTCCTGAGCCAGTAGTGATGACAATGAAGTCTTCACAGATTAAAAAATCTCGGTCTTGGATGACTAGGATGCAGAATCTAACAATGGCTAGAAAAGACGGCTCTAGATTTCAAGCACCAATGTTCTCACATACATGGACTTTAAATACTAAACAAGAGTCTAATGATAGAGGATCTTGGTTTGGTTACTTCTTAGATGGAGAGCCTGAACCAATAACGGATAGAAATCTTTTCAAAAGAGCTCAAGAGTTCCGTGATATGGCTATGGCTGGAGATGCAAAAGTAGCTGGTGACCCACTTGAAGCTGATTCATCATCAACAACAAATAGTTCTTTTTAGTAAAATAAGAGGAATGTTAAGGTATGCTCGTGGGTCGTTTCATCGTCCTACGAGCATATATGGAAGACTTTTTTTATGGAAATTAAGATTGAAGAGCGATTTTTTAGTATATTCGAGGGATTAGACAGAGCACATGGTTCTTTTCAGCTATCAGGAAAAATAACAGAAAAAGGCAAGAACCAAGGCAATGCACTAACTAAGAACGAAGCACCAAGCAAGGAGCTTTGGCTAAAACATTTAGAAGGATCTTATGGATTAGGCATATTCCCTTTAAATGATAAAGCTGAATGCAAGTGGGGTGCTATTGATGTTGATATTTACAATCTTGATTTTAAGAAATTAGAAAAAGATCTAGATAAGATTAAGTTACCATTAATAATGTGTAGAACTAAAAGTGGTGGTGCTCACATATATTTATTTTTAAAAGAATTTACTGATGCTAAATTAGTAAGAACTAAATTAATGGAAGTTGCTGTTGCTTTAGGTTACAGTGGTGTTGAGATATTCCCTAAACAAGTAAGATTAGCTAGTGCAAAAGACTTTGGCAATTGGTTAAATATGCCTTACTTTAAAATGAGCAACCCTACAAGATATGCTATAAAGAGTGGCAACAAACTTTCAGCTGAAGATTTTCTATCCTTAGTTGAGCAGACTTCAATGTCTGAAGAAGATTTAAAAAACTTTACTCTTGAGAAAGACCCAGCACTTGATAATGGTCCACCTTGTTTACAAAGTTTATCTAAAATGGGCTTCCCAGAAGGATCTAGAAATCAAGGTTTATTTAATTTAGGAGTTTATGTTCGCAAAAGATATGGTGAAGATGATCTTGCTCACCACCTTGATGAAATGAATAATAAGTTTATGCACCCACCATTAGGTCACAAAGAGGTTGCTGGTGTTGTAAAAGCTGTAATGAAAAAGCAATATAACTTTAGATGTAATGATACTCCAATATGTGATTTTTGTAATCGCCAAATATGTTTAGGTCGTAAGTTTGGAGTTGGTGGTGGAAGTGATGATGTTGGAGTAGAGATTGTTGGAGTTATTAAAGTTAAAACAGATCCACCAACTTGGATTGTTGATATTAATGGAGCAAGGATAGAGATGGATACTGATACCATACTAAATCAAAGAAGATTTCAAAAAATAGTATTAGAAGAATTAACTATATTAACTGCTCTAATCAAGCCACAAAAGTGGTCTGGGCTAATGAAAGAAAAATGCGAGAATGCAGAAGAACAAGAAGCACCGAGCGATGCTGGTAGCAGAGGTCAATTAATAAATTTCTTAGAAGATTTTTGCACTGGTTATGCACAAGCACAAACTAGAGATGAGATGATACTTGGAAAACCTTGGACAAGTGAAGAAGACAACAGAACATATTTTAGGTCTGCTGATTTTCAAAAGTTTTTACAGCAACAAAGATTTTTAGGTTTTGATGGAAGGAGATTATGGAATGCTTTACGGACATGCGGAGCACAGCACCATCAGTTCTTTGAAAAAGGCAAAAACATACAATGTTGGTCAATACCTAAGTTCTCAGAGCAAAGTGAAGAGTTTGCTATACCTAAAGCAGAGGATTTTCCTGATGATTTTTAGGGGTTTACTTTTCATCTAAAATACATTAAGATATAATTAAATTAGAACCAAGGAGAGTGTATGAATAAAAAAATAGATAAAATTT